CGAAGCTGCGTGAACATGGTGTTGAACTCCTCTTGTCTTTCCTGAACGTAAGTGTTATTGAAAATCTCGTAAGCGTCACGGATTTCGTTTCTGCTTCCAAGCTGACCTTCCGTCTTGATGCCCATCAATGCCGGAGAAACAATCTGGTGACAAGCAAAAATCTCTTGTTGAATTAAGTTGTTGATGTTCGTGAAATCCTCCTTCGTCAACATGGTAGTTCCCAAGTTGACAATCTCCGCGCTATTGTCACGCGATGGGTTGAACATGATGACCACACGCTTTCCGTCAGAACCAGTAAACTTCTTCAGCAACGACCTTTCAACTTCGCCTTGCTTTTCTTCGTGTGGTGTTCCGTTGTTTAGATTGATTAACGTCGAACCGACAAACCCTTGCTTCGCGTTCCCCAAAATGTGACGGCTGACTTCGATATCTGATTCAATGTAGTTCAGTCCTTGAAAGTAGGAAGGCAGCGGATAAGTTTCGCTTAAATTGTTGTACGCTTTAACATACAGAATCTGACTGCCGTATTTGTCATTCGTATTGAACGCCGGATATTCACGCGGCTTTTCTTTGTAGTCAGTCCAATCGTTTTTGACGTAGTAGGTGGAAAGGTCTTTGCTCACCCGAACCTTTGAAAAGTCGATGTGATAAACTTCAGCAATTTGCCCGATTCGATTCCAGATAACTTGCAGATAGTAACCGCGAAAAAGTTCGTCATCGTTGACGCACTTCTTCAAAATGTTGTTCCAAGATTCGCCACGACTATTCGCTACACCGCTATCCTCAAACCCTTTGCCGTATATGTAAGTGCACTTCGATTTCACAATCGCACCATGCTTCGGACTTTCGTTGTAAAGGTCGATTAAGTATTTCGGGTAGTTGTTTAGTTCACCGAATTCAACCCAGCCTTTGCCCTTCTTTTCTTCGAACTTAGGCTGAACCGCACGGTCGAATTTCAGAACTATGTGTTTGTAATTATTGTCCATCGTAAGCTATGAATGTGTTATTTTGCCCTTCGTATTTTGTAGGCTCGAAGGTTGAAGCCGGATAAAGATACAAATATCCTGATTCTAAAATCGTGTTAGTTGATGGTGGAACAACTTCTTCGTCTGTTGTTTGTTGAATCGTGTACGTCCACATTCCTTCGGTAGAATCTGCGAAAAAAACTGAAGTGTCAATTCCGTATTTTGCATATCGATTCGTCGAACTTTGCCCGATTGAATCACTCCAAAATTCCACCACTTCGCCAGTCATCCGGTGAACGAACTTAAAGTAAACCCATGCCGGAATAGAAGTCAAATAATCCATTGGCGTGCAATAGATATATTCACTTTCGCTTTCTTTTGTTAATGTTATCATGGTATCAAAAAACCCCCGACTTTCAATCGGTCGGGGGTCTTCACTTTATGTAGGGTTAGGACTATTATCCAGCCACTTCCAAGTTCGCTGCTACTGAAGCAGAAACTACAAGGAAGTCTTCACGCTCAACAGAACTGAAGGTCAGTACCGAACCATTTCTGTCACCAGCAGCAGTTCCAGAACCGCTCTCGGTTGTGTCCAAAAACAGACCGAATTCTTTACCGAACATTCGGTATGTTCCGTCCATTTCTTTGGTCACGATTGTCACGCGATTCTTTGCCAAGGTAGAAATAGTGTTTCTAACTGAAGCCGAACGTGCGTTGATTGGGAAGGTCACCTGATGCGTAAAGAACACCGTTCCATTTTCTGAAGAACCAGTCATCGCGTTTGAACTTGAAGCAGTAGCGCGTGGAACTTCGAACTTCCAGAAACGTTTGCCAGACGCCTTTGTCATGGCAGTAACGGTTCCGCTTGCCTCAACTACGCGGCTAACGCCAGAACCATCGTAAAGAGCAGAGTTTTCGATAAGGTAGATGGCTTCGATTCCACCTACCGACTCGCGGCAGTCAATAACATAACCACCAGTAATTGCACAAGGCATAGTAATTGAATTTAGAAAAAAAGGGCGGTGTTTATTTCACCACCCTTTTCTTTTGTTAGTTAATCAGATATTAGATAGCAGCTTTGAACTTCACGCACTCGCTTGGGAATGCTACGTTCACGCCTACCTTGAAAGAAACCTTAGTACGGATTTCGTCGTTGTCTTCAGAGTACCATACACGATAGTTTGATTCTTCGTCTTCCAAGTCTACCGCCATTACCGCGTTGCTCATACTGAAAGCGTAAGCGTCTCCAGTTGTATTCAAACCATGTACCGCGATAATTTCGATATTTGTACCCGGCAAGATAAAACTGTTAGCGTTCGCGTCTTGTGGATTGTAGCTGAACAGATTCAAGGCACGGTAAGCCATGATAAGCAAACGATACCAATCATATCCTACGAAGATTTTCACGTCTCCTTTGCCTACGATTGCGGCTGGAATAGCTTTGTAGATACCTTCAGTTGCAGCAACCACATTTGTTTGAGTGATGGTAGAAACCACACCAGTCAAACCAGTGAAGCCAGTCACGTTCGCGTCTACCGCGGAAGGGTCAATCAACTTCTGCAAACCATCGAACTTGTTCAAGTTAGCAGTTGCACCAGTTGCGTCACCTTGCCAGATTGCAGTCTCAAGTTGAGCAGCGATACGGGCATTCTTCTTCGCCAAGTAAGCGTCTAAGAATTCAGCGTTTCCGAAGTCGGTGTAATTTGAACCAGCGCGCAAAGCCTCTTGTGTGAACTTCGCTTCGAAGTCTTTAGGGCAGATTGTTTCAGAAATTTGTATTTTACCCACAGTCACCGTACGCTGGGTGAATGAAGTAGTTCCTGATGGAGAATAACCGCATCCGTCAGTTTGGAAGAATGCGTCTGTGTCCATCAAAGGAATAGCTGCGCTTGATTTTACACCAGTCAAGACAACGCCGTTGTCCATGATTAACTGCTGGGTTTTCGCGCCGATAACCGCAGAAGTCAACAACGGGCGAACCAGTTGTTTGGTATAGTTAGTTAAACCTGATAATTCGAGTGCCATTTGTATTGGATTTTAATTGTTTACTTTTTTGAAAATAGGATGTCGTAAGATTTTTTCACTTCAGAAAACTGCTGCGGCTTTACTGACGCATCAGGTTGACCAGTTGGAGCAGATGCTAAAGTTTGAGTCAAGTTCAAAAGACCTTCAATAACTTGATTTGCCTTGTTCAATTTGGTTTCGTATTCAGCGAAACGTGATTCGTAAGCAGCGAACTTTGATTCATAAGCGGCAAACTTTTCATTTGTGCTTGATTGGAACGCGCTGAACTTTTCATTCATGTCCTTGCCAGCTTCTACTTCGATTTCGATTTCTGTCTTAGGCTTGATTTCCATGATTGAGCCGTTTTCGCCCAGAACGATTACCGTTCCGTCTTCAAGTGTGTGTTCGCCAGCAGGAGCCGGTACGCCGTCAATGGTAACGATTCCACCGACTGCAAGTTCAGTAACCTGAACCATTGTGCCATCTTCTAATTTGGCGTCAAGCATTGCGACTGGTTGAACTGGTTTGTTGATTTCGTTGAATACCTCGCGGATTCTTTCGAGTACTTCGATTGCTTTCATAAAGTAGTGTATATTTATTTGGTGATTGTAACGTTTAAGAGTTCTGCTATTTTCTTCAAGGCGTTTTCTTCGGCTGATATTGGTTCGTCATAATCGAATAAACCTTCCACCGAAAACCCTTTATATTTCCCTTGCTTTACTTCGTTCCAGACGTTATCGTTCTCCACATAGAACGAACCGAACCAGCTTCCATCGGCTACGCCTTCGAAGCCTTTCATCGGCATGATTCCGCGTTCCTTGTCAACTATCCAAGACTCGAACATGGTCACACCTTTGACCTTTTGCTCCGGATCATGCATCAGGTTTACATGATTCTGATATTTCCTTTTTGCGAACTTGATGGCAATGGTCTTGATCGTGTCAGCAGAAAACTTTACGTAGTGTTCGCCCATCTTGTCGTTGTTCCGATATATCAATTCATCAGCAAGCATAAGCGGTCCGGAAATGATTCGCTTTTCTTCATTCATGATTCGGAAGGACATTTTCTCCTTTTCGATTTGCTCGAGTTTTCGTGATGCCCATTCCACCCCAGCGTCACCACCCCAAGCCAACCACATCAAGCGACCGCATCCGTCCCCAAGTTCTTTCTGGGAGTTCTGTCTGTGACGCTCAAAGGCAGCCATTCGTGCGATGGTATCGCGGCTGATTGGTTCGCCGTTCGCCAGTTGGTTCGCCCTTGCTTTACCTACCGGAGTTCCACAACTTCCCCATCCGTTTTCTTCAGCATAACGCAAAGCCACTTTCGCATTCTCGCTCGCTGCTTTCGGATAGTCGGTGTAAGATTCGAACTTGTAAGATTCTTTAAGGTAGCTTGAAACCTTCGCCAAGTGTCCGTCCATGTAGCTGACATCGTGAACCATGCCGACAAGTTGGTCGATTTCATTCATCAAGTCCTTGAAGTC